GGCCAATATTAGTGGAAAAGCATCAACAGGAATTGTTGATGTTTATATATTTGATGAGATTGGGGCTTATGGGTTAAATGCTAAAGATTTTATCTCAGAAATAAAAAATTACAAAAAAAGACCAATGAACCTTCACATCAACTGCGTTGGTGGCGATGTATTTGAGGGTATGGCAATCTACAATGTATTAAAAAAGAGAGAATACAAAACAACAGTATATATAGAGGGAATAGCTGCAAGTATGGGTAGTGTTATAGCGCTTGCTGCAGATGAAATAATTATGGCTGAAAACTCTTTGTTTATGATTCACAACGCTTGGGGTGGAGCAATGGGAGAGTCAAAAGAATTAAAAAAGACGGCAAATTTATTAGAAAAAATTAGTAACGAGATTGCTAATATTTACATAAAAAAGACAAAACTACCTTATGATAAGGTAAAAGATATGATGGATGAGGAGACTTGGTTAAATGCTGATGAGGCACTAGAGCTAGGTTTTATTGATTCTATCTCGGATGCTATTAAAGTGGCAGCCAAATATGATGTTTCTAAGTTTAAAAATATAACAAACGAGGAAATTGCAAGTAAATTAAATATTAACCTAAACAGTAAAAAAATGACTGATGAATTAAAAGCTTGGTTCAACAACAAAGTTGAGGATATTATAGCAAGAGTAAAAAGCGAAAATACTGAAAGCGAAGGAGTTGAAGCAAAATCAGAAGTTGAAGTAACTATTGCAGATGAGGCTGACATTTTAAATAAATTTGTTGATTTTGAAGCAAAAGTAACTGAACTTAATGGGTCTATCGCTGAATTAGAAGGAGAAAAAACAACTCTAACTGAGGAGGTTGAAAGACTTAATGCTTTATTAAGTAAAGCAGATGCAAAGGGAACTGAAATCTCTACAGACGGAGACCCTGCAATAGTAGAAAACAATGTAGAGAACAAAGATGTTGCCTTTTGGAATAAAATAGCAACAAAATTAAAAATATAGTAATAATTTAAAAAATAAAAAAAATGGCAGCAAACGATATAGCAGATAATGGTTTGGGTGGAGCGTATATAGGTACTTACGCATCTAAAATCTTATTAGAACCTATGTTTCACTCAGATGACATTAAAAGTAACTACACTATTTATCCATCTGTGAAATATAAACAAAACATAATGATGGCACCTTCTTTGAAGGGAATCACAGCATTAAATGATGGTTGTGGTACAAATGATTGTGCAGGTAATACATTTCAAGTAACTCAAAAAACGATTACAGTAGAAAATGTTTCAGTTAAACAACAACAATGTTGGGATGAGTTTAAATCAGAAGTAATTGTAGAGTCTTACAGAAATGGTATTAATATGCCTGACTTGACAGGAACTCAATTAGCAGATGTTATCATTAACCGAGTTAGAAATGGTATAATGAATGATATGAGCAGAAACATTTGGGCAGGAGATGCAAATGCATCAGTAGCTGATTGTTCTTACAAATCAATGGGAGAAGGACTTTGGGATAAATTAGCAGCAGATGGTAATTTCGCTGACTCAGGTGTTTTACAAAGAATTACAGGAACAGGTGTAGCAGCAGACTACGGAACTGTTGGAGCAAGAATACCTACAGCAGACGCAGCTTTAATTTTAGGACAAGCGTTTGAAGGCGCTCCTGCAGAATTACAACAAGTAGAAGCAAGCAGAAAAAGAATGTTTGTAACTCCAAATATTTACAATGCTTGGTACGCTAGTTTAACAGCAGTAGCAACAAACGGAGCGGTTGATTATGGACACTCAGAAGCACAAACAGGAAAGGGGAGATTATTCTTTAGAGGAATTGAGTTAGTTCCTATGTATGTTTGGGATGAGGCTTTAACTGCAAGAACAGGAGCAGATTTACCTGCTATCTTTACAGTAGATGATTCGGCTGCTGCATCAGTTAACTCTAAAAATGGTGTAATTTATACAGCAGTAGACAATTTATTTATTGGTACTGATGTTAATGCGCCTGAAAATGAGTTGAAAATGTTCTATGATGAGGTTAGCGACAATATGTATGTTCGTTCTTTCTTTACTATGGGCTTCCAATATGGATGGACTAATTTAATATATGGAGCAACACTTACAGCGTAATTAATTATTAACCTTAAAAAAATAGAATAAAATGGCAACAATAGATTCAGGATTACAAATAGGTTGTACTGACTTACAAGCTGTAGGAGGGATAAGACAAATATTACTTACAAATTTAGGTAATATAGCTTCTGTAGCTCCAACATCTTTAAATTCAGCACACTCTCTTACAAGTATTGTGGGTACTAACCCTTGGGCTAGATTTGAGTTTAAGAATGAAACAGCAGCAATGACAATAAATGGAACTAAAGAAGGGGGAAGCACAGCTTATGAAGTTGGCATCAACTTTTACCTTCCAAATATTGAAGGAGCTAAGTTTCACGAACTAACAAACTTACAAGATTCTTGTATTGTTGGTTTGGTTGAGTTTAACTCAGGTAAAATGCTTGTAGTTGGTTTCTCATATAAATATGAAAGTCAAGGTGTTAGTGGAACTCCTTGGACTAGAAATCAAACTTATGCGAACCTTACTACTATAGAAGGTGGTTCAGGTTCAGCTTATGCAGATGATAATGGTGTAACAGTTTCTTTAATGGCTAGACAATTTGAGCTACCTCTTGAATATATACCTTCAGGTACAGGTATTACTGTTCAATCAGGAGATGTTACTGCAATAACTGATTAATATTAGTTTTAAGATAAAGCAGGGGGTTATTAACACTCCCTGCTAATATCTTTTATATGTGCGATTGTAATAACAAAGAAAATTTGGTAGATTTACCACATCTTAAAATATATACAAATATGGCAACTTATAAAGTAAAAAAACAATACGAAGGACTCAGAAGTACAATAAAGGGGGGCGAACATATAAATTGGCGAACAGTTAGCCAAGAAAAATTAGCTCACTTATATGAGGAAGTAGGATTGACTTGTGCAATTACCAAAATATCATCTAATGAAAAAAGCGACAACAAAGTCAGTAAAAAAAGTAGCGACAACAAAGTCAGTAAAAAAAGTAGCGACAACAAGAAAGACTCAAAAAAGAAATAATACTTTTGAGTTTGGGGTGTTTGATTTATCAGTACCTCCTAGTATAAAAGAGGCTAAAAACATTAAAACTCTCCCTACGGATTGGGTTCCTTTTGGAGATGATAATTTGTTTCCTCAGTATCTAGCAGAACTTAAAAGAAAATCATCTACACACAGAAGTGTTTTAGCTCAAAAAAACTGTATTTACAAGTGGGGCA